AGTTGCACCAGCAGCTCCATTAGATCCAGCGGCACCAGTTGCACCAGCAGCTCCATTAGATCCAGCGGCACCAGTTGCACCAGCAGCTCCATTAGATCCAGCGGCACCAGTTGCACCAGCGGCACCAGTTGCACCAGTTGCACCAGCTCCGCCAGCGCCTTCTAATGCTAATGGGTGGCCACCAGCAGTACTTCCATCCATGACGACGAGTGTGTTCTTCGTCGTATCCATAAAAATCTCACCTATACTCCCGGTCTCGGAAGCTAGGTTAGATGTGGTATCTCGTCTATGTTGTAGGGTCTTTGGCATTTTACTTTGTCCTTTGTTATAGAAGCACTAGTGCTGTTCTCTTATTATTTATACAATATTGTTACTCAATATTTATACTATAAGCTAATTTTTAAATTAATAGATCCATTGAACCGTTTCCAGAATTCAAATCTTCTGATCCAGTTAATGAAAATAAATCTCCCGGTAATCCTGAAATATCATTCAAATCTTCTGTACCTGTGGCTGTATTTAGATCCTCTGAACCACTTGCTGTATTTAGGTCGATTGATCCAGCATCAAGATTTAGATCTACTGATCCAGTTTCAGTGTTTAGATCTACTGATCCAGTCAATGCTTGTAGATCTCCTTGGTAATCAAATTCTGTTACAGTGTCAGCTTCTAACATGACACGTTTAACTTTTACAGTTGTGTTAGCACTAACTGGAGAGAATAATAATCTGACGTCTGTTCCAGATATGTCCGCATCAAAAGTTCCTAGAGCTGATCCGCTAGAATTTAAAGTAGCATATTGAGTTGTCCATACATCAACTCCATCATGTATCAATAAGATCTCAGTGGCAGATATATCACCAGTGTCTGTTGTCATCTGACATATATATTTTGCTGTAGTATATGTTTCAGCTGTAAATGTATCAACAACCTGATTCGCAGTAGTTGTTATAAGATCTGTTGAATTTTTTTGCCAACCGTCTGGATCTATAGGACCAGTTGCACCAGCTGGTCCTGTTGCACCTGTTGGTCCAGTTGCTCCATCAGCACCTCCGCCACCACCGCCTACACCTGATGCACCTTGTACGCCTTGAGGGCCAGTAGCACCAGCAGCACCTGTTGCACCATTTGAACCAGCAGCACCTGTTGCACCTACAGGACCTGTTGCACCTGTTGCACCATCTCCGCCTCCGCCACCACCGCCTACACCTGATGCACCTTGTACGCCTTGAGGGCCAGTAGCACCAGCAGCACCAGCGCCTGTTGCACCTTGTACGCCTTGAGGGCCAGTAGCACCATTTGAACCAGCAGCACCTGTTGCACCAGTTAAACCTGTAGCTCCAGTTGGTCCAGTTGCTCCTTGAGGTCCAATCGCTGATGACCAGGTTACAACTCCGGCCCCATTAGTAACAAGTACTTGACCAGAATTACCATCTGTGGTTGGAAGAGTAAATGCCGAGCCAATAGATAGTTGGCCGACAGTGATTGAATTTGTTGTGGATGAACCGTTATCAGTTACATCATCAAGGGTGGGAGCCTGTAAAAAGGCTTTGATACTATTAGATGAATCCTTGAAAAATAGCTTACCGTCTGTGTAGTTAAGCGCGACTTCCCCGTATTCGAGGTCAGTCGTTAACGGTATCTTGCCCGTTACCGAAGATTTTTTGAGTAAGACTTTATTTGCCATTACAAACCCTTAAAAAAGGAATTAGGTAGTATAGACTACCCATACCAAAATTATTTAGTAAGTACCACCATCAATGTTAAATCCGTCAAGTGTAGAAGTTCCTGCACCTGCACCGTAAAGATTTCCGCCAATACCAACACCACCTGTTACAACTACAGCACCAGTTATAGAACTAGAAGAAGCAGTGCTATTGGAGAAAACAATTGCACCAGAAAGAGTTGCACCACCAGAGAATGTTCCAGAAAGAGCACCACTGTTGATTGTTGGTGATGTTAATGTTTTATTTGTAAATGTTTCTGTTCCAGCTAAAGTTGCTAGAGTACCAGATATTGGTAGTGTGACACTAGTATTTGCAGTAGTTGTTAATCCTAATGTATGTGCACCAGTATGAGTAAAATTACCACCAAGAGTAATGGTCTTATTGCCATTGTTAACACCAGTACCACCATATGTAGGATCAACAATAGTTCCCTGCCAAACACCAGTAGTAATAGTACCAAGAGTTGTGATAGAAGATTGACCAACATATGTTGCTGCGATATCTATACTATCAGCATTTGCGGTAATTCTATCAGCAGTTCCAACTACATCGATCTGATTACCAGTCTTAGTTAAACCATTACCTGCAATTACCTGACCAGCACCAGAGAACTGTACCCAATCGATGTCAGTAGTTCCAATAGTAATAGCACCATTGGTTGTTACAACATAACCATTGTCTCCGTTAAGAGTGCCTTCTTCAACAAAAGTAAATGCACCAGCAGTAAGTTCTGTTCCAGTATCAGAATCAGTTGCACGAGTAAGAACCCAGTTTGTAGAAACAGAACCAATATCAGTAACAGTATAGATACCATTTATAGAAGCAGTGGATTGATTTTTAACAAGAATACGATCATTAACAGATAGAACAATACTATCAATTGTTAATGCAGCTTGTGTTCCAGAGTTAGTGAGAGTTGCACCTACACCAGAAGTCCCATTAGAATATGTCGCAGTTAAATTAGCTGTAGTAGCTACACGAACAGAGTCTTTTGGATCTAGACCAGTCTTAACAGCGTCAACATAGTTTTTAGTTGCAGCATCAGTCGCTTGAGTTGGTTCGGCAACAGAAGTGATTCTCTTATTTGCGACATCAACAGTACCAGTACCTGTTGGAACTAGATTGATGTTATTATCACCAGAAGCAGCAGTAATTGATAGATTACCAGAAGCACCTGTAATACTAGTAGCAGTTGCTGCACCAATAGTTGGTGTAGTTAGTGATGGGCTATTAGCGAAAACTAGAGAACCAGAACCAGTTTCATCTGAAATTGCTGTAGCTAATTCAGCAGATGTAGCAGTAATTGTATTGCTTGTAAAACTGATTGTTTTATTTGTAAGAGTTTGTGTGCCAGTTAAAGTAACAACAGTATTGTCTATGGCAACTGTTGATGTATTGCTACCATCATTATTTGTAACAGTGATACCAGTTCCAGCAGTGATTGCACCACCAACTGTATCGTAGATATACTCAGCAAGGGTATCTGCACCAACATATGGATTTGTTAGAACAACTTTACCAGTACCATTTGGAGTGATATTAATGTCACCATTGCTATTTGAAGAAGCAATAGTATTTCCAGAGATAGAAATATTACCAAGAGAAATTGTACCAGAGCCAGTAATATTTGCTGCACTGATATTACCTGTAACATTTAACGCACCACCAATACCAACACCACCTGTAACAACCAATGCACCAGTAGTTGTGCTTGAAGATGCAGTATTTGCTGCAATTGTAACAGTCGCTAGTTTTGATTCGAATTGAGCAGAGTCAGTATCAAACTGAAATGCTAGTGTTCCGTTTGTATATGCACGAATTGTATCGTCAGAGTCGCCGGGATTTAATTCTGCAGAAATGTATGTTAAACCATCAACAGATTTGACACCACCAAGAGATCCCCAAGTTGTGCCAGAGTATCCTTCAAATGCAGAGTTATCAGTATTATAGCGAATAGTACCTTGTACTGTTGGTCCACGCTGAGCAGTAGTACCAACTGGAATTACTACACCATTTGTTCCAGTGATAGAAACATAACCAGTGCCATCCGGATCTAGTACAATATTACCATTAGTATCTGTGGAAGAGATTGTGTTGCCATTTAAATCTAAGTTGTCTACTTTGAGGTTATCTAATTTGCTGTCAGCGTCGACAATAAGTGCTGAAGATGCAGTTAGTGTGCCATGCACATGATCCATCATGTCTGTGAAATACTTACCACCAATTACATAATGGTTAGCAGCATCGCCTGCAGTTTCTGTACCGAAACCTACATATAACCGATCGCCACCGTTAGCTTGATTTCCTGCCTGTGCAGAATAGGCTAGTTCACCTGCACCCAATACTGATGGGTTGCCTGATGTTCCAGAACGTTTAATCCTAATTATTGATGCCATTTAATACTGTCCCCCGGTTATATCTTGCTGTTCTAAAAATATTGATGATCTCCACTTTAAACTTGTAGTGTCATAAATTAATAAAGAACCGTTGACTAATGTAGATAAATCGACATCATTAATGTCGCCTAAATTGTTTGAAGTCGCAGAAAGGCCTTGAATGCCAACTGCAGTGACTTCTGCTAATTGCTCAGTTTCGACGGTTACGTAAATATCATCTGCCATATTAAACCTTCGTAATCTCTGGTGTTACTATTACTATCCCCTCAGACACCCTTTTTCTCTCTCCTGAGCCAGAAGTGATCTCAATGTCATACATATATCTTCCAGCTTTTATAGCTGATGATTGGGTATGTGAAAGTGCTATTCTTATTTTGCCTGCTGTAGCTGAATATATGGTCGGATTCAAACTATAAGCTGTTGCCGACGCATAAGATTTTCTAATCTGCGCGGCAACTGTATATCCTGTAAGGTCTAATGGCAATCCATCTGAACCTTTACATGAAATAATCGCGCTAAATGTTGATCCAGCGTCTATATATAAATTTGCTATCGCGGCCATTTATTATTTATAATAATTAATACTTGTCCTTGACGCATAAGACTTTGTAATGTATGATGTTATTGTATATCCAGGGCAGCCATCCGAGCCTTTGACGGTGATGACTGCTCCAAAAGTGGATCCAGTATCTATGTAAAAATTGGTTATAGCTGCCATGTATTATTTATTGTAGTTATGACGTGGTTATATATACTATTTATCTAAAAATCGTAATGAAGGCTTACGTTTGTAGCGATTAAATATCCCATAAAGCGTCTTCATAGGACACCTTGGTTGATAGTGTTTAGCGTCTGTAGCCGAAGCCAAGATACTCTTTAAATCATCATTTAAGTCGACATCTTTGATGACAACCACATCAGAGGGGTCTCCAGTAATAAAAGTCAAGTAGAATAATGGATCGTCCTTCTTAATCCTTACTTCTTGTCTTCGTTCCTTTAATTGTATAGCAAAGTCTAATGGTCTCCACCAGTCACTTATCTTAAATCTACCTGGCACGACCCTAAAATCTTGTTGTGTCTCTTCAAACCATGGAGCAGTCACAGTCATCTCCACGTTCTTATCTTCAGTGACAAACACTTGATGATAGTTTATCGACATGATAGGCTGGTCAGTGTCAGAGTACTCGCCCTTCCTCATATGATAAAACTCAAACGGCTGAACGTATGGTTCTATAAACTGTATAGTCTTCTTATCAGCGTCTACTATAAAGTGTGCATCAAAAGGTGACCTAACTATAAACGTATTAAGCGCAAGGTCTCGAGTCGCAGGACATAGTTTATACCTATGATTGCCTGCTTTCATATGCGTTTCATATACGCTTATAGGTTTACTAGCTAAGAAAGCTAGGCCTTTTTGATAATCAGATTCTAAATATGGTGCCCAACCTACCGTCACTTTACTCATCATACGTATTCCAACCATCCTGTTAAGATATATTTATCTTGTCCGCTGAGGACAGGGTTTCCTCTGTGGACGTGTGTAAAGTATGCAGGGAATATGACTACTTTACCAGCTTCAGGTTTAACCCTGATATTTTGATGTAGGAACTCTGTCTCTCCACCCTCATCGATATCGTTTAGATAAACTATGTAAGCCATGACCCTTCGCATGTTACTTACACCACTGTTCTCTATATGAAAATGATGGTAACCACCATTGTCTTTAGCATCATACTTTTGTATCTGCCATGCAGTCACATCATGTCTGCTTAAGTACTGTCCTATCTGCCAGTACTTGTCCATGTATTGGTTATAACACGTTTGAAGGTAACCATTGACTTCAAACAAAAGGTCTCTGTAACTATGAAACACACCAAGCTCTACGTCTCTGCTGTTCTTTGCGGCCTTCATGACTTCAGCTGGTCTACTAACACCGCCGATCCTACCTGGTACGGTGTGCTTTAGTTTATCTAGTTCATGATATGCATCGATGATCTTCTTACAAGTCTTCTTAGGAAAACCTTGAGGTATCATCCCAATAAAATCTAAAAATTGTGGTGTCATATTAAGTATCCTTTAATAGTCAAAGTAAATCGAGGCACTGGACATATGACAGAAGGCGTTCTTGCCGAATGAGGTATATTAGAGTTAAACACTATAGCTCTACCACCCTTTGGTATGACCGATTGTCTTACTTCTTGTAAGTTATCTGTAAAGAACTGAGTCTCTCCAGCCCAATCTATTTGCCAATAAGGATTAGCATACATCAAGAATGATACTGCATCATGTGAACAATCATCAGTGTGTACTGCAGTTGGTGTATATGGAAAATAAACGTTGATATATGATCGATCTATCTTAAGACCTTTGCCATAATGTTTCTTGACCAACGAGGTAAATAGGTTATCTAAGTTAGTCCTAGCAAGCTCTTCGTTTGTTAGGTTTGATACGAATCTTGATAGTTCATATGGACTAACTGAAGTTGCGGCATGACCAAAGCTAAAGATACTGTTCTTACAAAATCCAAATAAAGCTTCTTGATTACTATAATCAATGACATTATCTACTACGTATATTTTTTCCGTTTTTAATGTACGACCAAACATATTGAAGTCTTTCCCAAAAAGTTAATTTAATTTCAGTTTTATACGGATCCAGAGGAAACTTCACATCATAGGGACTAGAGTATTTCTCTGGTAAATCTCTTAGCACCTGTCTGTACTTCTTAAATCTCTTTTGCATCACCTTGTCCGGAAAATCTTTAGTCTGAGTATAATCAGAAAGGTTTAATGCAGTGTTTCGTATGTTCCTCACACCATTCCATGCAATGCTTATATTCTTTGGATGGTTTAGATCACTAAACTCAGGTTTAGTAAACTGTTTAGTAGATGCATTGTATTCGTATAATACTTCTGGTTTAGGATCATAATCGGTCACATCATGATAGTATACACCAGGCTGTCCTAACGGGACTTCTGGTGCTTCGAACATATACCTAACTATGCCATATGATATCTCAGCCCAAGTTCTCATCATCCATTCCTAATAAAGATCCTTTGATTTATAGACCAACGAACTATACCAGATTCTTTGGTTTTTATCGGTAATACTTTATGCTTTTCATATGACGGAAATATTATACAGCAATTTGATTCTAACTTTGGTATATAATCACCAAATGCTAATTCTCCACCATCAAATTGTTTATCAAAAAATGGATATAAGAATGATACTACACTTTGATCATGATGCTCAAAATAACTAGAATGATTCTTATATGCATGTACTACTGTATTATCAGAATTTGATAAACCTATATAATTTAAAAATGGGTTTTTAGATAAATCAAATTTATCATCCCAATACATATTATATATTTTAGTAATTAAACTAAGTATATTACTATCACGTCTTCTATCATTGTAGATAACATCTAACAAATAACTTTCAATATTACCATTTTCTAATATTTGTTTATGATGCTCATCTTTTATATCAGCATTAATATTTTTTAATTCATCAATTTCTTTTTTAATAGTATCCATTTCATCTTGATTAAAAAAATCATAGATGATAGTATGATAAAAAGGTTTCTTCAAATATTCTATACGCATTACCAGTTAATCACTACTCTTCCTGCATTACCTGCAGATCCAGCTGAACCAGCACCATTAAACCCAACGTTTGGTCCACCTGCACCACCATTACCTACACCACCATTACCGCCTGATCCTCCTGGACCAGAGTTTCCAAAGTTACCACTATTTACGTTTGCAGCTCCTTGGTTTCCTGCATTGCCGCCAATAACACCTGCTCCTCCTGCTCCGCCAGGATGACTTGACCCTTTGCCTATACCGATAACACTTGGTGGTTGACCAGAAGATGCCGCAGGTATGACTAATAGACTGCCAACATAAGTCGTACCAGCTCCACCACCTCCAACACCCATGTTGCTGCCGCCACCACCTTGAGATACTTGAACGTAGTGTGTTGATCCACCAGTTACTGAAGCTGTAAAGTTTTGTGTACCTGATCCACCACCTCCTCCACCCGCTGCATAGCCAGCATTGTTATCGAAGCTGTTTCTTGAACCAGACCCTCCACCGCCTCCGCCTCCACCATAAACTGTCCCGCTGATAGTGTTAACACCAGCTGGCACAGTAAAAGTTCCAGAAGTATTAAACGTCTGTGATCCAGCACCTGGATAAGCAGCGTGCACTTCTCTCCATACTCCAGCGTCTTTAACGTATATTCGATCTGAGTCCTTCCAAACACCTGATACTTTTACAAAGGCATTTGATATAAGTCTCCAGACTCCTGAATCTTTGATATGTAGTGTCATATTATTCCTTTGGGATACTACTCTTAATTAGTTTAATCTTTGATGATATGTTTTTAAAATCATCTGGTAATTGGTCATCATTAGCTAATGCTTCTATCGCATCGAACAAAGCACCAAGCTGTTCACCTATGTCAATCTGTTTTAAATACTCAAGCTTCCTTCGTTCTTTATAACCACCTCTTACCTGCCATTGCCTATTTATTTGATCCCACATGTAGTTAATCCCAAAAGATTCTAAGTACATATCTTTTGGCGGTTGACTTGATACTTCTGTGGTGCCCTCAGGTAAGTCTTCGTACATGCCAATATAATGACCTTTATCATTGATGGCATGCACTAATGTTTTCTGTACTACAAGCTTTAGCTCTTCGTGTTTAAACACATCGTGTACTTTACGATATTGCTTTAAAAAAGCTTCTAGGTATTCTTCGTCGTCTAACTTTGATAAGAACTCTTGGATCAATAAGACTTCACTGCGAGTTAAGTCTTGATATATTAACTGGTCTACTAGCGGGATTACTTTCTTTAGATTATTAGATTCAGGTTCATAGTACAAGTAAACGAAACTAAACTCTAGAGAAGGCGTGCCTATCAGGTCATACACTACACCATTATGTTTAACTTTGATCTCACTTGGGGATATAACAAGCATATTAACACTCACGAGGTTATATGTATTTGTACCAGATATCTCCGTCGCTACCACCAGTTGGGCTAGCTGTTGAAACTGTCTTTGTTCCTTGAGAGTTTTGACCTACTGTTTGTACGTATGAAGTCACGTAGCTTTGAAGAGCCATTGTACCACTAACGTCAGGCATCGTGAAAGTCCTTGTCGCACCAGCAGTGATACCTGATGCTTCAAATGTAAATGCTTTTGTAGTATCAGAATTATCAGTCATCGTGAACTTATTATCTCTAAATGTTTGTGCGCCTGTCCATGTGATGTCACCTGTCGAGATGTTTACAGAACCTCCAAGAGACACTGAAGCTCCGTCGATCGTGATAGAACTATTAACTAACTTAGAGTTTGCTATTGAACCAGCAAGCATAGCGTTTGTGACTGTACCTGTATCACCTGTAGTGACCACGTTACCTGTAGAAGCTGGGAAAGTAATGGTATTTGTACCTGCTGCAGCTGGAGCTTGTAATGTAAGATTACCTGATGTTGATCCAGTTAATGTTATGGTGCCACTTACTGGAACTGACACAGAGCCTACGAAAGTAGTAGCCGTGATTTGTCCTGCTGCAAAGTTACCAGAACTATCACGAGCGACTATGGTTGATATGGTGTTTGATGTAGAAGAGTTTAATCCGTCTAGTAAGTCAGCATCTAAACCAGATCCAGAACCGTCGACAGTCTTAACCTTTGTTAATACGTCAGCCGCTGTATAGTTTGATGATAGTAATCTAGTCCCGACATCTGTGTTTAAGTTAGAAAAGTTATCATCCATCTCTGCGATGGTTAATGGTGTTCCTTTAATGCTTCTGAGTGTTAACGTTGCCATTTTTAATCCTAGTTTATTCTGTTAATGGTGGACAGTTATTGCAGTCTTCTGCTACTGTGCTTTCCATATCTCTTATATACCCTAAGTCTACTAGAGACCCGTCTATTACCTTTAAGTGCTTATCTGTATAATCATTGTTATCATCAAACTCTAACACATCAAAGTGTTCGTCTAAGTTTGGACTTAGAGCCATGACATTTCTTGGATCTTCAGTACAAGTTAGCTTTACACATCCAGTCTCTCTACACGCTATGACAAACATATTTATTCTCCTTCAAACAATGGGCTAAAACCATCATAACGATGTTGTAACCCTCTAATTCGCAGATCATCTATTTTTCCTATGACCTTTAGTTTATTATTTTCAACTTTAGCAAAATATTCTTGTAAATTTATAATATCAGTATATGGAAACTCTTCTAAAACATAGTTGTCATGCCAATCTGGAACAAACTTACAGCTCATTACTGGGTTTTCAGTGCATGTAACCCTTACAAATCCTGTATTCTTATCATATAATGCAAACATATTACGATACCGTTAATGACCTATACCATACAAAATGGTTAAAAGGATTCCACAAGCGTCCGCAGCGGCCGCCACCAACAAAATAGCTTTGTCCAGTCATCATGTTCACAGTAGATCCTTTTGTTGCTAATGTACCAGGCACATCTACCCAAGAACCAGATTGAACTGTTGTTGATTGTGTAGCATTACCCCATACTAAAGTATTAGAGTACGATAACGTAAGAGTCTTATAGTATAAGTTTATGCTACCGGTGTAGGTGTTGGTATTATCTTCGGCATGTGCCATCTGTCTACCATTCACGACGTTACCTGCTGCTAAGCTTATTGCTATGGTTTCTCCACCGCAAGTACCTCTTGAGAATATTTGCTGTGATCCATATACTAAAGTAGAATTATCAGCCGTTATTGACCTGTAACGAAGGCCTTGATTACTATTTGAATGGATATAAGATCCAGTCACTATATTGCCGTCTGCTAATGTTATGGTTGCAGACCTACTACCCAAGCTTGTAGCAAATATCTCTTGTACTGAACCGGTAGTTAATGTTACTATACCTCTACCAGCAAACCCAAATGCTCTAGCAGATAATGAGCCTGTGTTTATTAATGGCATCTTAACCCTTAAGCAAACTTGGTAGTTGACTCTAAGACAGTGAACGTAGCGTTAGCAGTCTTGACTATAGCTAAGACATATACGTCTATACCATTAGTATTACCAGAAGTCAGAGTTACACCATTTTGCCATTTAGGAGTAACAGAAGTACCATCTACAGTTAAACCTGATTGATAATAAGCTGTTCCACCTTGAGTAACTAAGAACGTGATAGTCCTAGTCTCACCTATCGCCATCACACTATTTAATGTAGTTGAACTATTACCTCTTAGGTTTAATGTCCAATTACCTGTAGCGTTAGCAGTATAATACAAGATACTTTGAGTTAACATATCATATTGTATTGTACTTGCAGCAGCAGTATTTGATACGGTAGTCTTTTCACCAGCAGTTATTAAGTTACTGATGGATAAATCACCAGTCAATGATGTGGTTGAGCTAGCAGATAAAGTGGTGAATGATCCGGCTCCTGCTCCACCAGCTACGTATTCTCTAGTTGCAATTGTACCATCTGCATCTGGTGCAGTTAGAGTTCTTGTTGTTGATGGTGAGATGTTTGATATCTGTAATGCAAGCTTCTTAGAAGTATCTACATTATCTACGACCAATAGTTTATTATCAACGAATGTTTGTGTACCTGACCATGTTAGATCTGCACCTGTAATAGAACCAGAAGCTCCTAAAGCTATGGTAGTACCATCAACTGTGATTGAGTCATTAGCTAACTTAGCATTAGCTATAGATCCTGCAAGCATGGTGTTAGTCACAGAGCCTGTGTCACCTGTAGTCACTACAGTACCTGTCACGTTAGGTAGCGTGATGGTCCTATCAGATGTAGGGTCAGCTACTGTCAGAGTAGTTTCATTCGTGTCATCTGTACCCTCAAACACTATGGTTTGTGAAGTGTTTAAGTATAATGGACCGTTTAACTGTGTAGCTGTGATGGTGCCAGCTGAAAAGTTACCAGATGAACGAGTCACAACACTATTACCTGATGTATCTGAGCTTGATGTGTTTAGACCATCAAGTGTATCTGCATCGAGCCCAGAATCTGTTCCATCAACAGTCTTGATCTTTGTTAAGACGTCAGAAGCCGTATAGTCAGATGAAAGTAATCTAGTACCTATATCGGTATTAAGATTACTAAAATTGGTATCTATCTCATTGTTAGTAAGGGGTGCACCCTTAACTGATCTAAGTGTTAATGTTGCCATGTGTCATCCTGTCGATAATTGTTTCTAACTTATTTATTTTTTCCATTAATGAATCAAGTTTATCTTCTTTATCTTTAAGAGCTTGCTTGATCGCTCTGTGTTTATGGAGCTTTCTTGTATCAGTCTCTAATATAGCGTTAGAGTTCGTGTCTCTGACTAAACTTTCATTTTCTACTTTGATCTTCATTAGCTATCCAACGCAATGATTCTTAAGTCTCTTAATCTAGGAGTGCTTGCTTCTGATGAAGACAACAACACTATCTTGATCTGGAACGTATTGAACCTTGTCGTGATCGGAGAGTCTTGTGGTACACCATAAGAATCAAATGCATCAGACGGGAAGAACCTATGTTCTCTAAAGTCAAAGTTATTGATTGAAGATGCAACAGCAGACTCTAGTGTCATCTCGTACCATAACTCATCAGATATAGGTGTTGTCTTCTCAGTCGGTAGAGTCTTGTAGTAAACTTTAACGTCTGTACCAGCTGGTCTGTTGATGTCTACAGTAACACATAAGTTAGATGCATCAAAGCCGTCAGCTAAGTTGATTGGGTTAGTGATGTATCTTGCTAACGCATTACCATTAACGTTTAATCCAGACTCATCAGTAGAATCATTGTTGATAGTATTCAACGCTGTAACTACAGACAATGCTGAAGCGTCTACCGCTGGAGATACAGCAGTGTTTGTAGTTGCTAATGATGCTCTTAGTTTCAAGCTAACATCACCAGCGATAGACTCTTGTGCTAACCTACGTAAGAACGAGTAGTTGATGTCTTGATTGATGTTGATAGGTGTCCAATCAGCATCAAACGTAGTGTCTGCATTGTATGCTTTTGCTTCCCATACGATCGTTGTGCCAGTAGGTAAGATCGTTGAAGAGTTAGTAAACAATGTTTGATAGTCTTTAGTCGACGTAGGGTCGATGATATCAAACTCAGCAGTACCTGATGCAGCAAACTCTGCTCTACGGATAGTAAACTTAAGGTCTTTGTTTTGATCTGCTTCCCATGTAGTAGAGTTTTGTGATTTAAACAATGAACCTAAGTATGGTTGTTTATTTACCTTAGCAGTACCACCTATGACTGTTTGACCAATCTCAGAGACATATACTTGATAATCATCTGAATTAGTTAGTAACACGATAGCGTACTCGCCAGGAGATAGGTGTATTGGGTTTGCAAAGTTAAACGTCGTTGCAGTATTACTTGTCGTAGATGTATTAACTTTTTCAGGCTCTAGTATGACTTCGGCAAATGGGATTGTCCTGTTAGCTTCAGGATAACCGTTAGCGGTCCTTCTTATCTCCATCGTTACTGGGATAGTAGATGATTTAGTCCTAAAGAATACGTCCACAGATGATAAGTAGAACCCTTGTGGGTATGCATTTGGATCAACAAGGAATGTTTGAGCTGTCGGGTCAACCCAGAATCTATTTCCAGTCTCTACAGTAACTCTTTGATTTTGGATAGCTCTTGTAGTTAATAGTGTTTCTTGTTTAGTTTGTAATGTGCCGATAGCTGTATACTTAGCTTCGCCGATAGACTCTTGAGCTTCTGTATCGTTTAATGTATTATCGATTAGACGAATAGTCCTCTCGCCAGTCTTAAACGTATTAGCTGGGATCTGGAACTCAAAGCCAATATGACCATATTCATCAGGGACTAATGAGTCACCTAAGCTGTAAGTAGTAACATCTGTGACTAAGCCAGAACCACCGCCGTCTAATCCAACTACATACTTACCTACTGCTATGGTGCCAGCATTATCGTAGATCGTTAATAGTCGTTTTGTAGCATCAGCAGTTGTCGCTTGTGTAAAGATAGCTGCTTTAGCTGTACCAGTCTCTACACCACTTGCAGAACCAGTCCTAAATGATAATGATTCATAAGCTCCTTGGTTGGTGTTCAATAAAGTACCAGTAAAGTTTTGAACTTCAACTAATGTGAGTGGTCTAACATATGAACTGATGTCGGTGTTTTCAATGAATGGATATAGTTCAGCATTAGGTTTAAATGTTTTACCTACACCAAGTATAGTATTAGCTCTGATGAACGGGATGTATTGAACATCGACCACACTTGTGCCCAATGATGACGTTGTAGACCCTATGACGTTAGATACTACTGATGTAGTTCTACTTGTGATGTTGACACGATTACCACCACCGCTAAAGTTTTGAATGACCAAGTCTGCAGCATCAGGTACTTGTACATCAACGACTCTGTTTACCGCAGGTAAGAACTCTGTGTCTACCCATTGATCGAATGATGGCTCTAAGACTATAGAACCTAAGAATCGAACAACGTTAAATGGGTTAACGTTAACAAATGTAGTAGCTACGTTTTGTGTTATAGCGTCTTCTTCTGTGTAAGATAGTGTTACAAGATCACCGTTTCTTTCTGTATCTGTTAATGTACTAACGTTGAACTGATGAAACTGTACTGTAAACGGAGCTCTAAGTTCTTGGTTTAATGGATCGATAGCAGCATTAAAACCAGGATCAGCTGGGTTTGCTATTGAATTTTCATTATAGTTAGTTGCTGCTTGACTCCAGGTATTTGATCCGTTGAACCATGCATTCCACCAACCCCAACGTCTCTCTGACCATGCTGCAGCAGAGCTATAGAATATGTCTTGTGATGTGAATGGGTCTACAGCAAACCCGTTCTTAAACTTCTCAAAGTTAGAAGAGTCAGGGATAGATGTATCCTTAGCTTGTTTTTCTAATAGAGAAAGCTGTGTATAGTATTCTAGGTTTGATATACGTTTTTCTAGACGGCCAATATCTCTCATTGTATAACGTTTGTTATCGATATACTTGATCTGTACGTCAGACACATATGATGTATATGGAGGTATAGCAACGATGTAGATCGTCATGCCATTCGATTCGTCTACAGGCACAACTGGATATACAGCTGGGACACCTTGTTTAACAACAAACTGTTTATCAGATGTTGCAATGATCTTATCGAACCTACCAAGGTAGTATTGATAGTCACAGTTAAATGTACCGTCTGGATCAGGAACTTGTCCGCCTGATAGTGTTGAAGCTCCGTCAGTACGTCTTGGTCTAAAATCGATACAGTCCCTTAGTTCGTATACTGTACCAGAAGCTGGATCAGTAAATTGTGGGATATCTGTGTAGTCGATACCATATGAGTCGACTGATAAGAAGCCGTTACCTGAATGTGAGAAGTTTCTATACACGACTAGTAAGTAGTGTGATGATGTTGGAGCAGTACCAGATAACACTAAGTTGCCATGATCATAGTATTCTGCACGTTGACCATCATCGACTATGTAGTCATCAGTCACATCTGTATATGATACAGCACCCCATGTTAATGCACCTGTAGTGCCGTTAACAGTTACTGTCGTTGGGTTTGTAGCGCCTGTGTTATAGACACCTTCAACTTCATAGATGTCTGAAAGACTTAATGAGTCTTTACCACCTAAAGTAGTGTTTAATCCACCACCAGAACCGGTACCTAAGATCTTGATCGTATAATTAGATAGAGTTTTAAGTCTTTCTGTTTGTGTATTAGCATTTATCCCAGCTATGATTGTTACCGTAGCAGCGAACGACCCATCGTTGATGTTAAACGTTGCTTGATGTGCAACACCTACAGATGGAGTTGAAAGTGTAATTGATCTAGATGCTGCTGTATTAAATCTAATGATACTACCTACGCTCAAACCTGTAGAACCAGCGTTCGTGATTGCAGTGATCACAGCATGATAGCTAGCATCTTTAACAGTGTCTGATAAAGCTCCAGATGTACCAACAAACCTTTCTAACCCGTTTGCAGTAGAGATGGAAGCAGTACCTGCCGAGAATGAAACTCCTGAGAAAGTCCTTTGTATAGTGTAGTCAGACTGTGTAGCGTTTGATGAATCTCTTACTGTCTTGACATATTGGTTTAATAACGGGAACACAAGTCCTGGTGAGTCTTGTCCTGATAAGAAAGCGTCTCCGCCAGATGAACCACCATCTTTAGATAATAAGTCTACGTCAGCCCCAGATAATACTGATGCTCCTGATCGAATGACGATAGACTCTGCGTTCTTAAAGAACTTACCCGAATCTATGACGATGTCAAACAAGTACATCTTATAAGTCGCAGATGTTCCTGGTGTTCCTGAGTTTATTGTTAAGAATCGTACTTTTGCTGAACCGATCTTTGATGTAGCTCCAGATACTGAAGCTCTTACGACATCATGGATCTCAACTGATGAATATGGACTTGATGCAGCGTTAGTAGTGAACTGACCATATAAGCTTGTCACTATGACATAGTTACCGTATGTGATGTTGACATCTAAGTTATCTGCTTGTTCTGTGTCTCTAGCTCTGTCTAAAGTCAGGAACTCTTGGTTAATGGTTTCAAACTCAAAGCCTTTGACATATGCTTTACCTGGATCTAGAGCTACCGTAAACTTAGTAGCGTCTGGAGTCGTGGCTTGATGATCTAATATCTGTATAGGCCATTTCTTAACAGTGTAATCACCAGACTCGTCAAACGTACGACGTGCTAGCTCTTTACCTATCTCAGAATAAATTGTCTTGTATTGATTAACTACTAGTTCACCATCTACTACTCGAGCTATCTCAACGAAGTCATCTAGAGCTGAACCTAAAGATTTAACTGTTAACGTCAACGATGCTTTATAACGATCTGCACCAGGAGCTGCAAAGTTTGGTGTACCCTGTGCACGATCTAAGATAGATGAATCTTCATCTGTCGTGATGGTCTCTTCTTCTACCACAAACCCAATGTTATGCGAAGATGTGTTTGAGTACTTTGAAACAGGCAGGCTTTGCGCTTCTACGAATATGAACTTACCATCAATGTAGTACACTCCAGAATCTATCGCAAAGCTCATGCCTGTATTGAACGGGCTAGTTGATTGTATGGTAGCAGTATATGCAGTGCCTGGAGAAGTCACGATGTTTTCACCTGCAGTGAATGCAGATCCTGAAATTATCTTGACTAGTAATGTTTTAGGGTCTGTAGTAGTGATGTCTGCGATAGACTTAACTACAGCTTTTGTGCCAGAAGTAGATCCTGTAATGATCTTACCATCAAAGTTATTGATGTTTACAGTAGCACCAGAGAATGAAGAGTTTAACTTGATTGATAGCAAGTCATTCTCAAAAGATCTACCACCACCTATAACTACAGCACCATTTATAAAGATATGGTTACCAAACTTCTTGATTTGGTCTTGTAGTTGAGTCTGAAGCTGAGTTAACTCTCTAGCTTGAACTGCATAGCCTGGACGGAATAAGATCCTATGATAATTTTTGGTATCATCAAAGTCGTCATAGTACGGTTCTATATTAAAATTAATTGCCATGTTTTACTCTTCCAATAGTTTTATATATTTATATGGTTAATGTGGTTCTTACCGTGATAATTTGCTCAGACGTCGGTGCGTAAGCTTCTCTCACAGAGAACATCAAGAAGTCTCCAGAGAACTGATCTATAGTCCTTTCAGAAACCGCTGTTGCTATGATGTTTTGTGCTACTACCGTAGGTGCAGATACAGCTCCTTCATTTGTAGGGTCTGTGACCAAAACATCTCCTATACCGATAGTAAAGTTATTAAACACTGATACTAGGATCTGTGTATCATTAAAGTCTACTATACGATACTTTTTATACCCATCTTTTAATAGTAACATATCATACTGTAGTTGTGTAGGGTTAAAAATGCCAGTAACCAGCACACATCCAGAACCAATGTCTTCTGTAAACCTTCTGTTAGAACCAAACTGTTTTAAGTTACGTACAAGACCAACCTTACGATAGTCGTTGTTGATCTCAATACCTTGGTTCTTATCTCTTGAGATAGATGTATAGAAGATTATAGAGTTAGCGTTTAACTCGTCGATAGCGTTTGATCCATGACCACCTAATGGTGACATGATAGCTCTTGCTACAGCACCAGATGATCCAGAATTACCAGTGATCTCGATCTCAGTCCATGTATATCCAGAACCAGCATTAGTTATTTCTATCTTAGTTACCTGACCACCAGAACATGTAGCTGTTGCTGTGGCTCCTGTACCATCACCAAGGATGTTGACGGTCGCAGCACCATAACCTGTACCATTTTCTACCATCTTTATGGTTTCTACTGAACCTGGTACAGCTAGCAACTCAACGTTTGCTTGAAGCGTATCGATCGCTCCTATAGAAAAGTCTGCTGCCAATACTGCACCACTTCCGGAAGATGATGAGTCAACTACCTCGATGTTAGCATTAGTATAACCAACTCCTCCGTCCACGATCGTATACCCAACTATCTCACCACCAGTACCTAATACTGCAGTAGCTGTAGCTTGACCTGTAGTCAATGTCAATGTATGAGCTGATCCGACTCCGTCTGTTAAGTTTATGTATGTACCAGACGATGCGTCGCCAGATGAACCTGCAAGTTGAATAATGTTATCATTTACTTTGATAACATAGTAGGTATTAGTTGATGTTAGTCCACCAATAGATGTACCTCCACCGTTATTGTATACAACAGCATCTCCTGTGACTAGTCTATGTCCAGTATATGTGATCGTCTCGGCCACATCGTTTACAGCAGTAGCACCATTAAATGTCAATTTTGGATAAGATATAGTAACTGCAGGAGCTGATGTGTATCCGTTTCCTGCATCTGACACTGACAGTGTTATTACTTTACCTGCATCTATGGCTGCTGTCGCCGTCGCTGTAGTGCCAGTTCCTGGAGCTGCTATCGTGACGTTAGGCACCTCTACGTATTTTGTGCCTTGTGAACCTAGTAATAGAGTATACACACTATCAATCCCAGGAGATATGGTGAGGTCTATCTCAGCTTCTGTCTTCACGATGACAGCAGTGATCTCTGCTAGTGTAGCTACGTATGTTAATACTGCAGCGCCGTTTGCTACAGCACCCGAAGTATGTGTCGGACCAGTTGTTCCTGTGCTACCACCAGTAGTGACCTCGTAGTATCTACCTGAATGATAGAGTATATCTCCAAGTGTAGCTGTGACTAATGGTTCCCAATTATCATCTTTTGTGACCGGTTCTGAAACAGTGATAGTAGGAGTATCTTGATAACCAAAGCCGCCATCAACTAAAGTCACTGAGTCAACTTCAGATCCTGATAATGTAACAGATATCGTTGCTGTAGTACCTACATATTTTAACTGTGCTGACCCATTATTGATTGTTCCTGAAGTATGGATTGGTCCACTAGTGCCTAACTTAGTGCCAGTGACTACGTAGTAAAAGTTATCATCTAAAGTTGCAGGATTTGTGTGCTTAATATAAGTGCCAACAGATACGTTAAGCTCTGAAGACCATACAAGAAATGAAGAGAACGGTGATGATATGCTAGCACTAACAGTAGAGTAACCATCTCCAGCTTCTTCTAATGTTAAAGAACTAATTAAGTATGGGTTTGATTCTTTGTACCCGTCACCGGTGATGACTGCAGTGGTCGTGGCAGGATTATATCCTCCACCACCATTTTCTATAGCTATAAAGTTAATAGTACCGCTCGAATAGAACTGTGCTTTTAAAGCTGTAGAGACTGGCATATGTTCAGAAGACAAGAACCTATTTCTTAATGATACCGGGATAGAGTACATAAACTTCCATCTGTAACCGTCAGATGTAGAGAACACGTCTGTCGTCGTACCAGTAGGCATGTATAGTGAAGGTGAATCTTCGTTGTTATCTATGCACTTATAGACGTTATAGTCTGTAGTCAATACATAAAAGTCTGCATCTTCTAAACGTGTAGCTCCAGAATATGCTGGGCCGTATCCGTATCCTGTAGTAGTCTCGATGGCGTCATCGTATATATCATAAACAGTATTTGATGTCCAGTCGATACGTCTGACCACATAAGATACGTCTGAAGGTTTAATCTTCTTTGCGGTTAGTAGGTCTCGACGAACATGAAGTTCATACCTGAAGTTTTCTGAAGGTGCTCCTGGTATATCAGTGGTTGAAGATGGTATGAACGGGCTTAAGAAGTCTGTCCAACTATTTTCTTTACCAAACCAATGATAGTAAGTCGCAGTATTAGAAGTAACTTCTTGATAGATAGCATCAGCTATCGTCTTCTTGAACTTCTGTTTAAATATTGAATATGATGATGTCATTTTATTATCCTACAGAAACAACCCAAGATATAGCAATAGTTTCTGAACTTGATTTAGTAATGACTGGGAATGTTGTCCTGCAAAGCATAGTACCATAAGTCAACTTATGATTAAGACCTGAACCTGATGTTAAACCTAGTTCTGTACCAGCTACAGCATTTGCATATGAGGACGCCAACTGCACTGTATTTGCGTCTACACGGATGATGTAATAAGTACCACCATCTGTTAAACCTGTGATAGCTGTACCGCCGCCATCTGTATAAGTTACTTTGTCCCCTGTCACTAGACCATGAGAGTTGTAGGTGATCTCGTCTGATGCATCATCTACGTCGTTATCGCCGTCAAACACGAGCACTGAAGAGTCGTCAGCATTGAATATACCAGCTTCTACTATAGAACCTGTACCAACGCCAGCACCAAAAGTACCAGTGAACGTCGCGTTTACACCTGAAGCTGTCGCGGAAGTAATAGCAACTCTAGCTAACTCGTTGACCAATGTTGTTTGTGCTAAAGCACTAGTCGATGCGTCGTCACCGATAGCCATGTAACCCATAACATCTAATGTTGATCCAACTATCCTAGAAGCAACGAATTCTTTTCCAGCAGTAACTATCAAGTTAGGTACTTCTGTAGAATACACCAGCTCCTTATTGACGTTAAATTTTTGTATTAACAAACGTCCTGTTAATTTAATGCCGTCTTTAAACATGTTTACTCCTATTAAGATTCTACGATGCTGGGTGAAGCATCTGTTATTGTTATACTAGATTGCAAGTTGTTTCTACCATCACCGAAGAATGGGATAACTACTGGTGGATTATAAAATTCTTCTGGTACAAAGTAATCTTCAGAGCTATATGGTTCGATAGAGATGTGTCCACCTTGATCTGAAGGATACACGTATTCAGTACCCATGTCTTTATTTATAGTGAGGAATGTAGCTTTAGATCTCCATTGTGTTAATTCTTGTACAGCGGTGGCATCAACGTTAAATATGTTTTGTATCCTGTACTCGCCAAACAATGCTGTGCCTGCAGGGTGTAAGTATGACTTGATCAATGACTTGTAATTTTCAAGGTTCTCGTCGATCGTGATCAAGTAAGAATACTTTTGCCATCTGTAACTGTCTTGTATATAGATGATGTCATCTAAGAACCCGTCGTTTGATGTCCAATGGCCTTGATACTTTGCTACAGCTCCTATATCAAATCTAATCAATAGGTAGTCAGGGTTTGTACCTTGACCTGATAAAGACTCATCATAGAACTGTTGTAGTAGTGTACCCTTGTACGATGGGTCATCGTAGGTCACATCGCAGTAGTTTGGGTTTACTACATATCCATAGTCCTCATATTGATCTACTGTAGATTCTGTCGGTATAGTATATTGTGGCGTTGATTCTTTTTCAATAGATATCGTAGAAGACGTAGTGATGGCTTCGTTTGACTTTAATAAGTAAAATCCAGCAGTATAACCAGCACCAAACCTAAGGGTGGTTATGTTAACTACCCCGCCGTTAGAATCCACCTTTGTGACCTTTAAAAGCTGGGTGATAGTCTCTCCACCAGATATAGTCGTACCAGTGATTAGGTCTCCGATCTTGTATCCTGATCCTGGCTGGGTGACGCTGTATGACACTGTTGTAGGGATGATAGTCCCGACTATACCATCGTATGATAGTGTGTAATCTACTTGTATGTCACCATAATAGTTTTTATCTATGAATACTTCATAGATGTTACCTCTTATATGTTTGACTCGATCTACGAATACCTTGATGATGATGTTCGTGGCTGTTATGTTGATCCTATTTCCTGGTAGCAAGTTAGCATCTCCAGAAGTAAACTCAACAAAGACTGACATCTCTTGTTGCCATTTACCGTCAGAAGCCTTTAATACTGAGTCCCATGGATACGATATCTCGGCAGTCTTATTAAACAGTAGCTTGAGTAAGAACTTATAGGAAGCCTCAACGCCTTTTGCTACGAATAGCTCTTTAACTTTCCTTAAAAACAACCTTTGGTCTATGTAGTCATACTTCTCACCAAATATATCTAGTTCGTTCTTAAAAAACTGGATGTATGAGTTTACCGTCTGGTCGATATCCCTGATCTCGTATAAGTCTCGCTTCTCATACTGATCTAAGTACTGATAGTATGCTTCAACGAAAGCTACGAACGTTGGGTTGTCTTCCCGTATAAACTCTGGGATTTGTTTCGAGACTACCGTCTTTAGATCAATGCTCATTAGTTACGACTTGACGTGAATTGGTAATTAGATCCACCAGCAGGGTCACCCACTGCTACCTTATCTAGTATGACTTCGACGTTGATCTGCTCGTCAGGTATGGTGACCAGTTGGTTACGAATAGATACTACGTCGTTTGATTGGGGTTTAACGATCAACTCGAGGGTGCCTGTAGCTTGGTCGATGCCTGTGATCTCTAGCTCTGGCATGTTGACAGTACCTGTTTGGTAATCTATCGTACCAAACGTCCTGAAGTATGTCTTGACGTCTACGTTGAAGTAGTACATCTTCAACACACCGTACCTAGAATTTGATGGTAAGTCTTCAAGGTACATGAGGTTCTCGTTACCTGCGATATAGAAGCCTGTAGATGTCAATGATTGTTCTGGTACAGTTGAGTTGTATATCGGGTTGCCTAGATATATGCTATAGTTTGCGTTGGTATTATACTGGATCTCGACTTCTCGGTGTAGTTTTATGGTCGTGATGTTACTTATGATCGAGTCTTCAGTGTTGTCTATGTCAGCTGTTATGTTAGAGAACCTAAAGATGCCTGTGAAGGACTCAAGGTTTTCTGTGTTGTAAGCTTTGATAGTATCAACGACCAAAGTCTTTATCTCGCTCTCAGACTTAGATGTTAACCTAGGGTTATAGTATACGGTGGTGTTGATATCTAGCTGGATGTATTCTGGGTCAACAATCTCAGGTGTGATCGATACAACGTTCTTTTGTTTTAAGATCTCGTTGATGATGAAGTTCTTTTGAGCCGCAGTCAGTACAGTCGTGTTAGTAGGCTTGATAGACAAGAATACTTTACCATAGACTGGTGGCACGTTGTCTTCTCCGCCCCATGCATTGACTGTCTCTGCTTCTGGGTATAACCTAAATATCAATGCCTTATAGTCTTCTACTGTGACTGCACGGTTTTGTGATGAGTATGAACGAGGAGCGTTGTACCTGATAGACTCTATGGACTCGATGTCAGCACCACCTACCGCAGGAGTCGTGGTAGTCACTGCTACTGTGCCTCCTAATAAGCTTGATCCTGTATAGTTAAATAGTCTAGCTCCGTTGGCTTCGATCGTGTTTGTGACCATGTATGATATGTTGACCACGTTACCTGTCACCAAAGCTTTACCTATGGTGTCATTACCAAACTCTAGCTCGTAGAGTTCACCTTCGATCTCTTTTATAAAGAATACCTTTGACTCTTCGTCTAGGTTTAAGATCAGCTCTTGGTTGACGAACGAGTTGAAAACTGACGACGTTGAGTTATCTTGGACACGTACGCTTAAGGTAGATAAGTCTACTTCAGCGTTTGGTAGTATGTACCTAGTTCCA